TTTGGTGACACTTTAGGAGAAAAGACTGGCTTCTATGGTGTAGGTTTTGGAAATGGTGATGGAAAGTTTCAATTCTCAGATTTAAAACCTAATTTACTTTCATATAAAGAAGCACAAGATAAAGGTTTAATTGACGACAAGTTAACCTTACCTGATTTTGATAAAGACCCAGAAACAGTTGCAGGTGGTATCACTAAAGGTGTTACTCAATTCTTAACTGGTTGGTTTTCTGGTGGAAGATTACTAAAAGGTGCTAAAGCTGTAACAGGAACAGGACAATTAGCAAAATCTGTTGCAAGAGGAAGTATTGCAGACTTTCAAGCATTTGACCAAGATAGTGGAAGACTTGCGGATATGGTCAATGACTTTGCACCTGAATTAGAAAATCCAATTATTGATTACTTAGAAAGTAATGAAGATGATACTTGGTATGAAGCTAGATTTAAAAATGCACTAGAAGGTGCAGGATTAGGTGGTGCTTTAGAAGGAGTATTCAGGGGATTTAGATGGTACAAAAATAAAAAGGCAGAAGCTAATGGTTTACCACATAATAAAAAACAATTAGCAGAAGATGAAAAGTTTTTACAAGAAAATCCTAATGTAGAAGTAAAACCACAAGAACAAACTTTAAAAGTTGATAAGTTTGGTAAAGCAAGAGCAGGTGAAGTTAAAGCTGATGAATTTACTGATACTTATACTGCTAATTTAAAAAGTTTAGAAGATGGTGTTTATAATTCATTTAAAACACTACAAGATGAAAATTTAAAGAATGGAATAAAATCTAAAGATTTTGATGAGTTGTTAGATGATATGAATATCTCTACACAATTTAATGTTAAACAACTTATTGATTTAGATAAAGATGGTTTAATTTCTGAAATAGCTTTTGCAAAAACATTTAAGAATTTAGTTAGAAGTAAAAAGATAGTTGTTTCTGATGAAATGATTGAGAGACAAGCTAGAAAACTTTACGAAGGACAACCAAATGTTTTAGAAAGTGATATAGCTGAATTAGTTAAAGCATTGAAAAATGCACCTGAAACAGTTGTAGCAATGAACGCTTACAGAAGTTTCTTAAATGGTGCTTCTAAAAGATTAGCTAAGTTAGGTCAGTCAGACCCAAGAGCAAAAGAATTATTTAAAAAGACAGTATTTAAGAAATTAAATTTTGTTAATAGAAGCAAAGAATTTATTTCAGCACAAACTGCTAGAACTCAAAGATTACAAGCTAAATCATTTGGAACTCAAATAAATAAAGAACAAGATGAATTAATAAAAGAGTTTGAGCAATATGGTGGAGACTTTGATGAGTTCATGCGTAAGTTCGCACTTACAGGTGATGCTAACGTAACTAAAATATTAGATTACGCAGGTAAAAGTAAAACTTGGGATATAGCAAACGAAATATGGATTAACGCACTTTTATCAAATCCTAAAACTCACTTAATAAACATGACTTCTAACTTGTTTAATATGTTTATTAGACCATTAGAGAAAACTGTAGGTTCATTTACAGGTTATTTAGGTAATTCAAATAAAGCTAGATTACTTAGAGAAGAAGGCTCTAAAGCAATGGGTTCTTATGTTGCTATGGGTAGATACCTTAAAGATGCTGTTAAATATTCAGCATTAGCACTTAAAAAAGAAGATGGAATTTTAACTTCTAGAAATAAATTAGATACACCTAAAAAATCAATTCAAAGAAGAAAGATTGTTAATGGTGTTGAAGTAGAAGACGATAGTTTAATAGGAACAGTAATAAACACAGCAGGTAAAATTGTTAGATTACCTAGTAGAGCCTTAACTGCTGAAGATGAATTTTTCAAACAGATACAATACAGAACTCATTTAGAAAGATACGCTTTTGATAAAGCTATTAAAGAAAGCAAGAGTTTTGATAAAATTGTTGCTTTTGATATTAGAACTAAAAAACCAATTACAGAATTTCAACAAGCAGTCATAGATAACTTTGATGCAGGTTTTGATAAGTTTGGTAGAGCAAGAATTACTGAAGTACTTAAAATGGCAGAAGAAGGTACTTACACAAATGAATTAACAGGAATAATGAAAAGAGTTGCAGATTTAACTAATGAATATCCGATAATGAAACAGATTATTCCATTTACCAGAACCCCAATGAACTTGATGTTAAATGTTGTAGATAGAACACCATTAGGTTTTGTTAGAAAACAATATAGAGATGATTTCTTTGGTAGAAATGGTGTTGAGAGAATGGCACAAGCTAGAGGACAACTTGCAACAGGTTTTGCATTTACATTACTTGCAAATAAATTAGTAGCAGAAGGTCATGTTACTGGTAGTCAAGGTCAGATTAGAGGTGAGAAACTTACTAACTCAAAAGAATTAAAAGATTTAAAAAAGGCATCAGGAATTATTCCTTATTCATTTAGATATTATGATGATGAAACACAAACTTATAAATACAGAGAGTTTGGAAGATTTGACCCATTTGGTGCTTTCTTTGGATTAGTAGTAGATTTTCATACTTATAGAGACCAACTAGATGAAGAAACTGCACAAAGAGCAGGTAGTAATTTAATGTTATTAATTGCTCAACAAGGTGGTAGTGCTAGAGATTATTTAAGTGGTGGACAAAAATTAGGTAATTCACTTTCAGCTATAGGTTCTTCAGTTTCAAGAAATTTAGTTTCTAAAACTTATTTAAAAGGATTAGCAGATTTCATGGAAGTTATGACAGATGACGACCCAAACAAGTGGGGAAGATATGCTAAATCTAAAGTAGGTTCATTTGTACCTAATATTTACACAAAATTTGTTAACGACCCATTCTATAGAGATACTAAAGATATATTTGATGAGGTTAAAAAAAGAAGTGGTACTGCTGAAGTAGAATTTAAGTATGACTTTAGAGGTAACGCATTAAGAATACAGGGTGATGAACAAACAAGATTAATCAATGGTGTATTCAATCCATTTGGTGAAACTACAGAAAAGAATGACCCAGTAGCAAAAGAGATATTTAGGCTAGGTGTTAATTTACCTAGTATGAAAACAACATTAAAAGGTGATGTTGATTTAACATTCTTTGTAAATAACAAAGGTCAAACTGCTTATAACAGACAACAAGAATTACTAAGAAAAGTAAGAATAGGTGGTCTTTCTTTAGACCAAAAATTACAACAAGTAATTAATTCTAGTGGTTACAAACAATTAAGTGACCCTAGAAATATTGATAAAAACAACAAAGACATTGGTGGTAAAGCTAAACTACTAAGACAAGTTGTTAAAGATTATCATACAGCAGTTGAGGAATTAATAATTAAAGAGGCTAGAGATTTTACTAGTACAGAAGATGATACAGGTAAATTTACTTTATTTAATTCACTTAACGCAGTTAATACAAATTTAGAAAGATTGAAGATGGGAATAAAGGTAAACCCATCTGATTTAAACTCACTTTACCAATTTAGTAAATAATATATGGCATTTTTAGCACAAGTAACTTACACAGGTAATGGTAGTACTACACAGTACTCAATACCTTTTGAATTTATAGATAGCACACACGTTAAAGCATTTATTGATGGAACAGAGACAAGTGCTTTTACTATTTCATCATCAACATTAACTTTCACTACTGCACCTGCTAATGCAAGTGTTGTTAGAATTGAACGTCAAACACCTACAGACGCTAGATTAATAGATTTTACAGATGGTTCAGTTCTTACTGAAAGTGATTTAGATAGGTCAGCAGACCAAAACTTTTACATTGCTCAAGAAATTACTGACGACAGTACAAGTAAATTAGGATTAGATACTGATGATAAATATGATGCTAATAATAAAGTAATAAAGAATTTAGCAAACCCAGTAAATAACAATGATGCAGTAAATAAAACTTATTTAGAAAACACTTGGTTATCCCCTGCAAACAAAACAGCTTTAACTACAGTAAATGCAAACATAGCTAATATTAATGCAGTTAATGCTAATGAAGCAAATATCAATTCAGTAAATTCTAATGAAGCTAATATCAATACAGTAGCTACAAACATAGGTTCAGTAAATACTGTAGCCACAGATATTGCTAAAGTAATTACAGTAGCTAATGATTTAGCTGAAGCAGTATCAGAAGTAGAAACAGTAGCAGATGATTTAAACGAAGCAACTTCAGAGATTGATACAGTTGCAAACAACATTACGAATGTAAATACTGTTGGAACTAATATTGCTAATGTAAACACAGTAGCAGGAGTTTCATCTAATGTAACT